AGATATTTCCCTACAGCATCAAATGAAATAATATCTGTAATATCAATACCTTCAACTTTATATGGAGAATTAATTATTCCAACTACATTTAGGTCAAATTATACATCTTCAGTAGGCGAAAAATATGATATAATAGATGATGGGGAAGGTAATATTTTAGTAAATGGAGATATAAATGGTCAAATATTTTATTCTCATGGTATTGTGACTATAACAACAGGTAGTTTACAAGATTTTGGAAAAACAATTGTTAGTACTGATAATTTAGAAAACTTACAATTAAATTTTTCATCAAATGTTTGTATTTACGAACACCAATATAAATGTGGTATAAGAGATAATGAATTTACATATTCACAAAACCCTTCTATACTCTCAGGAAGTACAGATGATATTTATTATGATTTTGCTACAGGCTCGGAATTTGTTCCTTATCTAACAACAGTAGGGTTATATAATGAAAATAATGATTTACTAGTAGTAGGCAAAGTATCTCAACCTATACCAGTTTCTCAATTTACAGATACTACAATAGTAGTAAATTTTGATACATAATGTCTTGGATTGATGCAAATGGAGAAATAATCTCCGATATATCAGATTTTCCTGATAATACATTCGGATTTGTTTATAGAGTAGTACATAAGCCTACAGGTAAAGCTTATATAGGTAAAAAGGTATTATATTTTCAAAGAAAAGTAAAATTAACCCAAAAAGATCTTAAAATGTATGAAGGTGTAGTAGGGAGAAAACCTTCATATAAATTAGCTATAAAAGAATCAAACTGGAAAGATTATTGGGGTTCAAATAAACTACTTAAAGAAGTAATGGATTTAGAACCAATAGATAATTTTGAGCGTCATATTATTAAAACAGCACCAAATAAAAAGTTATTAACATATTATGAAACAAAATATCAATTTGTATATCAAGTATTAGAAAACCCAAATGAATATTTTAATGATAATATTCTTGGAAAGTTCTTTACAAAAGACTTTGATGGGTAAAATAATTTTCATACATTATATTATATGGTAAATGAACTGCTAGTTAACCTAGTAAATAAAGTTTTAGGAATAGGCAAACGGACTGCACGTGGTAATCAAGCCCACCATTGTCCTTTCTGTAACCATCATAAAAAGAAACTAGAAATAAACTTTTCTCAACATAAAAAAGGTTTAAATCCTTGGCATTGTTGGGTATGTAATAAAAAAGGAAATAGAATATCTACTTTATTTAAAAAAGTAAAGGCATCACCTGAAAATTACCAAAAATTAACTAAATTAATAGGTGAAGAAAAAGAATATAAAAAAGAAGAAACATTTAAAGTTTTAAAACTCCCAAAAGAATTTACATCAATCATTAATAACACTGACATATCAGCGCGTCATGCTTTATCTTATTTAAAGCGTAGAGGATTAACTATAAATGATATTAAAAAATATAATATAGGATTTTGTCCTAATGGTTCATATGCTAACATGGTTATTATACCCTCATATGATGAAAATGGTGAATTGAATTATTTTACAGGTAGATCATATCAAAAAGACCCATATATTAAATATAGAAATCCTGATTGTTCTAGAGATATAATACCATTTGAATTATTTATAAATTGGGATTTACCATTAGTACTATGTGAAGGTCCATTTGATGCAATGGCTATAAAACGAAATGCTATACCATTATTAGGTAAAAATATACAATCAAAATTACTTAAAAAAATTATAACCTCCTCAGTTAAAAAAATATACATAGCATTAGATACAGTTGCTAAAAAACAAGCACTTAATTTTGCGGAAAAATTTTTAAATGAAGGAAAAGAAGTATACTTTGTTGAATTAGAAGGAAAGGATCCAAGTGATTTAGGCTTTGCCCATTTCACCAATTTAATTCAAAACACTTATCCAATGAGTTATTCTGACTTAATGGAAAAGAAAATCTCATTAATATGAGTAAAAGAAATGTAAAGAAAAAATACAATAGGATATTAGAGATATCTGAAGACCACAAACAAATTACACTACCAGATTCTAGGTATTATAGAAGAAATGGTAAGTATTATCCGTCTATTACATATGTTTTATCGCATTATCCAAAAGGTAAACATTTTCAAGACTGGCTCAAAAAAGTAGGATACAGTGCTGACTATATAGTTAAAAAAGCATCTGAAGAAGGTACCCAAGTACATGAAATGTGTGAAGATTATTTAAATGGTAAAGAATTAAATTTTTTATCATCAAATGGTAATCCCCAATATGATCCAGATGTATGGCAAATGTTTTTAAGATTTGTTGATTTTTGGGAAACCTATAATCCAACATTATTAGAAGCTGAAGTACATTTATTTTCAGATGAACTTAAAGTAGCAGGTACCTGCGATTTAGTATGTGAAATAGATGATGAATTATGGATTATAGATTTTAAAACATCTAACCATTTACAAACGACTTACGATTTGCAGACCGCTGTTTATGCCAAATGTTATGAAGAGTGTTTTGGTAAGAAAATAGATAGACTAGGAGTTCTATGGTTAAAATCATCCAAACGTGGACCTAAAGAAGGTAAGATTCAAGGTAAAGGTTGGGAAATGTACGAATCAAAACGTACACAAGAAGAAAACGTAGACATATTCTTAACAGTTAAGAAATTATTTGACCTAGAAAATCCAAAACACTCACCAACATTTACAGAATTTAGAACACAAGTAAAGAAAAAATAATTGCGTATATATTTGGTTCCCTAAGGTAAATTTCGTATATTTATACCATATGATATTACTAAAAGAATTGTTAAAAGAAGTTCAAGATAAACCTAAAGCTATAATTTTAGCAGGAGCCCCTGGAGCAGGTAAAGGGTCTATTTTAAAAGATTTAGACTTATCAGGTTTAAAAATATTAAATTTAGATGATACTATAGCGGCTTTATCTAAAGTAGATGGTTTTACCTTAAATCAAAAGGACACAGATGCTGAAAATAGAAGCAAGTTTATGAAAGCAATGGCAGCAGCTACTAAAGATTTAAAAACAGAAAAAATACCTCAAGTAATAGCAAATCGTGAATCTTTTATATTAGATGGTACATCTGCATCTAAAAATCAAACAATTAAATTATTAGATGAATTAAAACAAGCAGGATATGATGTTCTTATGCTTTATGTTTATACTGACTTAGAAACATCATTAAAACGTAACCAAGACAGATTTGAAAAATCAGGAGGTGAAGATAGAAGTTTAATGCCTGGTGCAGTATTAAGTACATGGAAAGATGTGACTGCTAACTTTGATTTATATAAAAGTATGTTCAATAATTTTGTTTCTGTAGCTAACACAGGTGATTCTGAAACGATGAAAGATATTGAAAATATATTAAAAACATATATAGAACCATTCAATGTTAAAGATGGTAAACCTAAAACAGAAAAAGAAGAAGCTAGAAGTAAAGCTAGAAAAGAAAAATTAAATCAGGAAGTACAAGATATTTTACAATCAGATCAAGTACAAAACATTATTAATTCCTCAGTTTCAAAAGAAGAAGCACAAAGTAAAATAAACTCATTTATACAATGAATCAATTAACTAAATTTTTAGTAGATAGCATACTAAATGAAGATGAAAAGCAAGTAGTAGCTTTATTTGGAGGAGGATTTAAACCACCAACTAAGGGTCATCTTGATGTTGTTATTAATGGATTAAGACAAGCTCCTGAAGCTAATAAATTAAAAATTATAGTAGGTGGTGGGGAAAGAGAGGGTTTTACTCAAGACCAATCTTATAAAATATGGCAAGTATATAAAGGAGCAAACCTAATCCCTACAGATGTAGAAATAATTAAAGCAAGTCCTTTTAAATATTATAAAGATTATTTAACTCAAAACCCAAATGATAAAGTATATGTATTTGTAGGTTCAAGACCTGATGATGAAAAAGACCAATTTGATGTAAAACAAAGATCAGAATACGTTAAAAAATACAGTGATAATGTTATTCCAATAGAAGTATCTACAACAGGAGGAGTATCAGGTACTATGGCTAGAGATTTATTTAAAAATAATATTAAAAGTTTTAGAAATATGTTCCCTGATAATTTATCAGATGATGAATATAATCAAATACTAGCTATATTAGGTAAAAAAGGTATAGAAGAAGGTAGAAAAAAGAAAAAAGATCCTAAAAAAGGTACGGGCAAAAAACCAAAAGGTAGTGGGCGTAGATTATACACAGATGAAGATCCTAAAGATACAGTAGGTATAAAATTTTCAACTAGACAAGACATAGTAGATACTTTAAATAAAAAATCATTCAAATCTAAATCCCATGCTAGACAATCTCAAATTATAAATTTAATACATCAAAGAGTAAGAGCAGCATATGGTAGAGCAAAAGACCCTGCTGTAAAAAAACGTTTAAAAACTGGTTTAGATTATATTACAAATAAAAAAGAGGCATCTAAGGCGAAAACTCAAAGACTTAAAAAACAAAAGTCTAAAAATGAAAATATTAATGAGATTGGTGATGCCGGTATAAAAATTAGACCTTGGAGGTTTGATGGAGCAAAAAGTGACTATCGAAGTGCAGAGGAATTTAAAGATTTTATAGCAAGATATCCCGATGATGACCTTTATAATCCGGATTTTGATGGCGAATCTTGGTATAAATTTACAACAGAGCAGGGTACAGATTATGAAGTACAGATTGATTATGTTTGGGTGGATGATCCAAATTATAATACAGGATTCATAGAGGCAGCTGGTGTTGATTTTTACGCAGGTGATGCTTATGATGGCCGTATGGATAAATCAATGTCAATGACAAATAAAGGAGAAGTATTTGAGGTAATGGCAACAGTTACTGATATTGTAATTTCATGGTTAAATGAATGGGGTAAAGTATTTTATATAGATTCGTTTATAATAGAGCCAAAAGTAGAAGAATCCGAAAAAGATATGATGTATTCTCCAGATTTTAAAGCTGCTATGACTAAAAGGGGTCGTCTTTATAAAGCTTATATTGAAAAACAAATATCAAAGTTAGACACTAAATATACAGTAAATGATAGAAGTGGTAGGTTTGAAATCACCCCTAT